ACGCTACACCGTGACCGTGACCGTGATGTCGGCCACGTCCATCGTGAAGTACTCGCGGATCGTGGCCGTCAGGTCGGTGACCCCCTGCGCGTCACCCGAACGCGCCTGGGTCATCGAGATGACCGCCGTGATCCCCGCCTGCCGCGCGGGGCTACCGGTCCGGGCGCCCGACGCAAGGAACTCCGCCCACTGCAACGGCGCGCCGTTCGTCAGGCCGTCCGCGTGCGCGGCGATCAGCTCCTTGACCACCGTCGCGTCGTAGATCGACGGGTTCGTGCGCACGGTCCACACCGAGACGACTTCGACGGCCACGGGGCGAGAGAACCCGATCACGTGCTCGAAGCCCTGCGAGTCGAGGACCACCTTCTCCGTGGTCCCGGCCGCGCGGATACCCCCGCCCTTCGCCGCATAGATGACCTCGGCCAGCGCCAGGTCATCCGCTGACGTCGGGGAGGTCGGCCCGAGCACGATGGCCTCGACCGAGTAGGCCGGGACGCCGCGGGGGTCCGTGGTCCCAGTCACGTTCTCATAGACCGCGACCGTCTCGGCGCCGATGTCGGCCGCGAGGATGGCCGACCGGATGGCGTCGACCGTAGTCGAGCCCGCGCCGCCCCGCGCCTCGATCTCGCGCCGCGCGCGCAGCTCGTCGTCACGCTCGACCGCGCGGCCGTTCGTGACGGCGCTCGGGACCGACACCGCCGTGAACCCGGCGAGGGGGGAGGCGATCTCGAACACCGTCGCGGTGGTGTAGGCCGTGGCGCCGGCCGTCTCGGCCTCGAAGGAGACCCCGGCGACGACGCCCCCGGGCGAGACGACCTCTTCGAGGTTCGCGCTGTTCGCGGTCGTCCCCGTCGGGCGGATGACCAGCGCCCCGACCGCGTAGGTCCCCGCCGCGAGGGTGACCGAGTGCACGGTCCTGGACTTCGACGCCGCGCGGCGGGTTGTCCCGGTGATCGCCGCGACCGAGTCCTGCACCGCGCCGTTGTTCTGGTCCGGGTCGAGACCGGAGTAGAGCGCCGCGAGCGCCTCCTCGCACTCCCGGATCCGCTCGGCCACGATCCCGTTGATCTGGCCGAGCGCCGAGGCCGCGCTCTGGTCCACGTTCGGGCCGATGGCCGACGCTGCGCGCTGGGCCGCCTTGATCTCCTCCTCGATCTCGAGCAGGGTCCGGGCGGTAAATCCGGTGCTGGTCAGCTCAGCCATTCGGTAGTCCTAGCACGAAGGGGCCGTAATCGGCAGAGGACACGACGCGCCCGCCGACGATGACCTCCCAATCGACGGTCAGAGCGCGGGTCTCGCGGTCGTGGGTCAGGACGACCGTCGGGACGGCGTCGATCTCGGGGACCGACCGGAGAATCGCACGGCACAGCGCCTCGAGCTGCGGAAGGTTCGTGGGCTTCACGAAGACGTCCTCGATGTAGGGGACGCCCTGGGTCACGTCGAGGAACCACTCCCCGCGCCAGAACTGGAACTTCAGCCGGGCCGACTGCACCGCGGCCTCCACGTTGTCCGCCGTGAACCGGAGCAGCCCCGCAGGGAAGGTAATGTCCCAGGTGTCCGCGTCGAGATGGATCGCGCTCATCCGGACACCTTCAGGCGGGAGGAGGCGAAGTCCTGGGCCGCGTAGGGTGGGACCGTAGTCTGCGTGGCCGTCGAGCCTATGCCCGTCGTCACACCGCCGTGCGTGTGTGTGCGGAACGCGGTCTCGAGAGTCTTCACCCGCGACGCCAGCGCCACCGAGTCCGAGCTCCCGCCGAACTCCGCAGACCCCGACTTGATCGTCAGGTTCGCCAGGCCGTTCACCCGCCCGACGACCAGGTCGGCGGAACTCACCCCAGACATCGCCGCCGAGCGCGGCCCGAAGGCGCAGGGGATGGCCACCGCGCCAGACAGACCGTGCATGGTCGGGACGCCCGGATCGGCCACGGCGCCCGTCGCGCGGTAGTGGCTCGTGTCGCGCTCCGAGAAGACGATCAGGACCGGGTCCCCGACTGCCAGCGGGAACGTCACGAAGCACTGGCCGCCGGACGGGAACAGCACAGGCACCGAGGGCAGCACCGGGAGCGCCTCAAGGACGACCTCGTCCTCCTCGCCGCCAGTCGGGACACCGCGCTTGATCATGGGCTCGATGTCCGCCGTCTGCGTCGCTGCGTCGTAGGACCGCACCCGGCCGGGAAGCGCCGTGTGCAGGTCGGTCAACCGGGCGTCAAGCACGCGGCGCAGGGTCTCGGCGGGTGTGATGCGCTCCATCAGTAGGGCTCCAGTTCGAGCTTAGCATACCAGTCGGTCGCGAAGGTCGAGCCCGAGTACTCGACCGAGCGGACCGCGTAACCCCCGTTGAACTGCCGCGACTCGATGACCACCCGCCGACCCGGATCCAGGCCCGGTTGGATCAAGCACGTCGCCGTGACGATCCCCCGAGGGTCCGCCGTCGGCGCGCCGACGAGTCCCGTGTCGGGGGTCAGCAGCGTCGCGCGGTTTTGCAGCGGGGCGCCGCGCTCCCGGATGGCCAGCACGCCGTTCTGAACGCTCCACCGCAGGCCGGCGCCGCGCACGATCGCGTCAACGACGTCCCGCGCGGGACCGGCCGTGACGTAGCCCTCCCCGAAGTCCGTGGCGCCGTTCGTCAGGGCGAGCCCGCGCGCGAAGTCCGAGATGTTCCCGTCGCCGATGCCGAGCGCGCGCACCGCCGCGCGGAGGACGTCCTCGACCTTCGTCCCGGCCGCGAAGGAGCGGACGAGCCGCGCTCGCTGGTAGGCGTCGCCCGAGTCCTTGGCCTCGACCTTGGTCACGACGTCGATCCCGTCCGCTTCGGTGACGACGCCGGGGCGCGTCGCGTCGCCGATGAACAGGACGGGCGGGTCCTCGCCGTAGCCCGCGCGGACCTCGACGCGCGGACGCGCGCGGCCCTCGATCCTCTGCCGGGTGTCCGCGCTCAGGCCGAAGACCTGCACGGTCGCGCGGTTCGGCTCCCTCTTGCGCGACTTGAACACGGTGAAGTTGCAGTCCAGCGTCGAGACGTCGATCGACCCGAGACGGATCGACCACGTGCGTTCGAACAGGCGGGTCATGCGCTCACCGGGATGTAGGCCAGGAAGCACCGGCCCTTGGGGTGGAGGTCGGTCAGGCCTGGCGCCTCGCCGTCCTGGCTGACCACGATCAGGGTCCCGGCCGGGGCGCGCTCGTCGCGCACCCGGAAGGCGATCGGGGCGTTCGCCTGCAACGCGCAGCCGGTCCTGATCGGCTCGCGGTTCTCGGTGTAGATCCCGAGCGTCCACCGGGACCAGCGCTGCACCCAGTCGAACCGCAGGAGGTACGCCCGCCCGTCGAGCTCCGTGATCTGCTCGTAGTGCGCCTCGGTCGCGCTGGTCGGGATGACGATCACAGCGAGATCCCCCATGCGGCCTGCAACGACTGCCCGACCTCGGAGTCGGCCATGCGGCGGAGCGCGCTGCTATTCTGATCAGGCGCCTGGACAGTCTCGGCCTCCGCGCCGGCCTGCGCGCCATTGTCGCGGGTCCGCCGCCCGCGCGGTTGCCGCGGCACAGGCGCGCCGACGTCGCGGGTCTCGGCGATCCGCACCTGCGTGATGTCCACGGTGAAGGTGATCGAGTCGCCGGCCTCGGCGCTCCGGGGCGCGACCACGCCGACGATCTGCGCGTCCTCGTAGGTCCGCACGTCGGTGGTGACCGTGACGAGCTGGGCCGTCTCGGTCAGCGCGGTGAGCGCGTCGAGCACGTCACGGACCCGGTCGAAGCGGTCCGAGAACTGCAACACCGTCGCCTTGGCCGGCGAGTCCCGGACCGTGCCCGAGACGTCGTTCGCGCTCGAGTTCTCGCCGCTCAGCGGCACCGACCCGATCGGCGTGTTCGTCACCAGCCCTTCGAGCCGGTACCTGCGTTGCCCCGGGCGCTTATGATCGCTCAGGTCCGCGCCGCGCTCGACCGGGTGATCGGTCAACGTGGCCAGCACCTCGTGCGACTCGGACATGACCGCGTCGACCTCGAGGATCACGAGGGTGTCCGCGCCAGTCTCGTCCGTGCGCACGTAGCCGACGGTCATCATTCGGTCAGGCCCTCCAAGTCCTCGAGCGCGTCACGGTTCGCTGCCTCGA